CGCATGCGCCTGAATGCGTGCTGCTATGGCAATAGCAGTCTTGGGCTGGACTGGGTCCGTTTACCCTCAATTGCCGCACTACTAAAAATAGAATAACACAGTAGTTACGGAAGTATTCATCGCCTATGGATAACCTCATAGGTTGGTACGAACGGTTGGGCATGTCGTCAGTTTACTGTGAGAAAACAAAACAAAAAGTACAAAATTTATTAAATAAAAATAAAAATAAAAATAATAATTTTGTGCAGTAACTGAGGGTAAAACAGGGGTAAAGGTGGAGGGGGATGGGTGGTTGGTAGATTTGATTATAAAAACATGACTAGCACAAATATATCAACCGAAGCAAACACAGCAGACTTTTGTCTGGAGGGATGCTGTGATTCCGGAGAATTTCCGGAAAGTGATCCAGATCGATTAGGGGGTGGCATTGTATCGCCAGTACAATCAACATCCGGCCGCGTCAAGGCTAACAATGCATTGGCATATGTACCTGATCAGGACTTACCAGTTGATGGTATCCTGGGTTGTTCAAATCACTTTATGAACAAGCACAAGCCCAGGAAGACTCATTGGAGGAAGCACCATCAGTCCAAACATGACACGTCCGATTACGCTAAGGGATTAACGTGCCATGAAGAAGCTAGGAAAAAACAGAGATTGGCCGATAGGAAACGTGACCAATCTACTGGCTACCTTAAACATCAGAAGAAGATTCATGCTAAGAAGATGGCTAAACTGATGGACCGAGTTTTTGGTAGCGAAGAAATACAGATTGAACTGGTTAGCGAGGGCGTCGAACCAAATCCGGGTCCGACTCGCAAACAATCTATAAAGAAGAAGAATAAAGGCAAGGCCCCTAAACCTGTGAAGGACAAGGGCCCGCCCCCGGAGAAGATTCCAAAACCCGATAAGGGTAAGGAAGCTGCTGCCGAGGGGCCACCAATACCGGGTGCCGGAAAGCCTGTAGAAGTAGCCCCAGAAGAAGTCATCGACATAGAGGAACATGATGAGCAACCAGAGCACGCCGAACATGGCGTGGTTGTGACTAAAAATGTTCCTTGTAATGTAGACGTCATTAGTGACGCCCGAGTTCCACTAGATGGTGATCATGTCCCGGCAGAAGTGCTGGAATTAGGCATGATATCCGGTGGTGCATTAGTCGAGGTGGTTGAAACCCACCCCGTCGTCGAAGACATGACCCAAGAGGCCAGGTTGCCATCCAGCAGAACAATACCGCGAGTTCAACAATCAATGGTTTTCGTTGATTGCACGGTAAATTATTTTAATTTCTGCAGATGGGAATTTCTTAATAGGGCTATGTTCCGCGTATTTAGGTTCTTCTCTTCTATACAGAAGAACATTGGTTGTGTCCGTTCTATTTATAGGCCATTCTCAACGGCTGTATCATATGGTGCTGCGATAGTATTAAAAATCTTTCGCAAGCAATCCATGAATGCAGTCAGTGAACGTTACTGTCCTACGTTACTTAGTGAAGTTACGCAGGAGTATCGTGTTGGTGAGAACTTGGACACAGTCAAAGTGAATGCGCGAATGAAATTGCTTAGACACCAAACATTGCCATTATCAGATCGTGCGATTGTTAGTGTACAACGCATGACTGAGTATGCTGCTCTTGGACAGACCATTCAGACTTTAAACGGATCGGGGGTCGAATCTTTAGTCCCATGGCAGGTGAGGCCCCTTCAACGGGATCCATTGAACTTTTGGATCGACGCTCACCGATGGGACAATGCATTAAAGTCTATGCCTTGGGATACAGATCTAGAGAGGTTCCGTTACCTAGAACATCTAGTCGCCTCATTGACAGTGGGGCTGTTACTATTTCCCAACCAAATGTCCTTGATAGCCGCTCATTCAATTATCGTGGGTTACCATTTGGCCGCGTCCTTGGTTATGCTCCCTTGTCGGCTGATCGCAGGGATGTCGACACACTTATTCGAGGTTTGTCGAAAAGGTTGTGTCGTGACCTACCCAATTTGGACCTTGATATCATTCAGCAAATTGGTGCATTTACCCATGATTATTGTGTCAAGCACTTCAGGCCGGTTATTGTCAATAGCTTCGAAGATTGGCTCAGCGCTGCACCTTACCCCCTCCAGAGGAAAGGTGAGTTGCGTGAGATAAGCCAACGTTACCACGGTCTACGTCCACCAATGCGGGTTTGCTCTCGTGTCGATTCTTTTCCTAAAATTGAGCCATATGAAATCTACAAGGAGATCAGATGGATCAATTCTAGACACGATGCTTTTAAGGCTTATTCTGGTCGGTTTTTTTCTGCAATGGAAGCCGAGGTCTACAAAGACAAGCATTTTATAAAACATGTGCCTGTTCCTGATAGACCAGCCTTGATTGCCGCATTGATGAAGAGTGGTTGTTTTTATTATGAAAACGATTTCAAAGCATTTGAAAGCCACTTTACTAAAGAAGTTATGACAAATATAGAGTGTGTCGTTTATTCTTACTTATTGCAAAATTATCCTGCTGACGCTAAGTTCATTAACAGCGTCATCACTGGTATAAATAGGCTTAGTACCAAAGTCGGTGTTAAGCTGTCCCTTCTGGCTAGGAGGATGTCTGGTGACATGTGTACGTCATTGGGTAATGGGATCACAAACCTAATGTTGTATCTGTTCTTGTGTCATCAGGCCGGTAAGACTGGAGATGGGTTCGTTGAAGGTGATGATGGAATATTTGCTACGGATTTGGAAC